CGCAGCACGAGAAGGTAGCGGACCCTCTTTCAGATGATCCCATTAAGCCGCAGCAAGCCGCCAGCGTCGAAGAAAACCAATCGGCACCTGAGACCCCTGCTGAGACGGAAACGGCGCTCACGGGAGAAATCCTGAACAACGAACAAGATTCCGGCGGTCCCCAGCCGGATGCAGACGCCCCGCCCCCTGCGTCTGCTGAGGGAGGCGACCCGTCCCCGTCGTCTCCCTCCACCATTCTCGATGACGAGCTTCGCATGCACCTGATGGATTTCTCTCGGAAGGGGTTGCGCACGGTGTCTGACGGCACGACGGCAGAGCAGCAGCGGGAAGCGATCGAGAACATGATCGCCAACTATCGCGATGTCGTGCCGGAAAGCGAGTGGGGCAAGCTCTCCACGGTCAAGATCAGCCTGCAGGCGGTTATCGCCGGCAAGCGCACGGTCGAGCAGGCGCGGTCGTTCTTGGCGGCGGATATCCTGTCGTGTGACCCGGAAGAGATTGGGGGTTGAGGTGTTCGCAACCATCATCGCTTACAGTCTGTCCGCGATTTGCATCGTGTTCGCGCTGGTCAGCTTCACAGAAGACATGAAGAGCATGAAGGCCGGAACCATGACCCCGTTCAAGGCGCGCAACGGCCTGTTCATCTTCATCGGTTTTGGCGCGCTCGGGTGGGTGTTTGCCTATCTCGGAGGCCTATGATGCCGATTCGCGCTGACCGCATGAAGCTATACCCCGGAGGCGGCACGCACTCGAAGGAGTGGAGGGCTTTTCGCTCCTCCCTCCTCGATCGGGCAGGTAACGCCTGCGAAGGTACTCCGATGCATCCGGATTGCCGAGCCCCGAACGGTGGCAAGCATCCTGAGACCGGCAGCAAGGTAGTGCTTACGATCGCTCACATGGACCATGACGAAAGCCATGCCGATCCGGAGCGCTGCAGAGCCCTCTGCCAGCGTTGCCACCTCCGCTGGGATGCCAAGCACCACGCCCGCAATGCTGCGCTCACACGACGCCGCAAGGCCCCGCAGATCGACGTGGAGGATTTCATCAATGGTTAGCGAGAGAGACCGCCTTATCGCCCTCGCCCGCTGGATGGCGAAGCTGCAGCGCGAGAACGATCGCCTCGATCGGGAGGAGCGCCGATGATCCCCTATCCTCTCCAGTGGCCTGAAACGATGCCGCGCTACGGCAAGACCCGTGAAACCGGTCAGTTTCGCACCACGCTCGCCGGAGCGATCAGCAACGTCAAGGACAGCCTGAAGCGCTTCGCCGCCGACAGCGGCAAGCCTCTGGCGAGTGTGGTGATATCGAGCAACGTTACGCTTGGCGCGGATAAGCCATCCGATCCGGGAGTTGCCGTCTGGTTCGTCTGGGACGGTATGACGGTCTGCATTCCGGTCGATCGCTACGCCAAGGTCGAGGCGAACCTGCAGGCGATCCACCACATAATTGAGGCGCGGCGCACTGAGCTTCGACACGGAACGCTTGCGCTCGTCAGGGCGACGTTCACCGGCTTTGTAGCGCTTCCGGCGCCGGGCGCGACCCGCAAGCGGTCATGGCGAGAGGTCTTCGGCTATCACGACACCCAAATGCCATCCGCTGCCGATCTGAACCGCGTTTGGCGGGATCTCGCCGGGAAGCGCCACCCGGACGCCGGCGGCAGCAACGAAGCCATGGCCGAACTCAATGAGGCACGAGCTGCTGCTCTGAAGGAGATCAAAGGATGAGCAGAACCGTTCCGGAATGGGTTGGCGCTACCGACGACACCCGCGCGCCGCCGCGTGTGAGAGCACGCATCTTCGACCGCGACAACCGTTGCCACCTTTGCCACCAGCCCATCCAGGTTGGGCAGAAGTGGGATCTTGACCACGTCAAGGCGCTGGTCAACGGCGGCGAGAATCGCGAGGCGAACCTTCGGCCGTCGCATCGCAAGTGCCACGTGGAGAAAACCGCTCGTGATGTCGCCGAGAAGGCGAAGACGGCTGCGGTTCACCAGAAGCACATTGGGGCTTCGGCACCCAAGCAGACCATCAAGTCCGCCGGCTTCCCGAAAGCGGCCCGTCCCGAGAAAACCTCAAGCAAAATCATGCCTGGCTATCGGCAACTCTTCGCGCCGTCAGACCAGCAGAAAGGGCAATGAGATGAGCGACACCATCCGATCCATCGGCGCCCAGATGGCGACCATGATGTACAACCTATCGCAAGGTGCAAACCTGCCGGCAGAAACGCGCGATCTGATGCGGGATATGCATCAGCGCTGGGATGCGGCTGTTTCTGCTGACAAGGCCCCACCGCCCCAGTCACTATTGGTGGGGAGCGAAGCCGTCGCAAATTCGATCGTTGAAGCCATCTTTGATGACCTGCGAGACCGCCGCTTTCTCAAGTGGCTCTTCGACAAGCAGGGCGACAAGGTGCTTATCGGCGTCTTCCGGGACGGCGAAACGCTGACCGGGCTCGATCTCGAAGTTCAGGACGATATCAAAGAGGCGTGGCGAGGAATTATCGTCGCCGCTCTCTCTGCGGAGGTGGAGGGATGAGCACATCCGATCTCTACATCCTGAACGGCAAAAGCACGACTTGGGTCGCCGAGTTCCGCAACGGTTGGGGTTCCGGCCCTTGCGTCTGGGATCACTTAGCCAGCAAGTATTTTCCGCATGTGAATTTCACTGACTACAACCGTATCGACTATGTCGGTTGGGATCGAAAAAACCGTATGGTCTGGGATTTGGCCGATGAAGCCCGTGTCAGCGGTCCCGAGCGTGTCGCGCTTATGCTGACCTTTGATCGGTCTTTTGTCCCTAAGTCTCACCTGAAAGAAGCTGGCGAGGCCTGCATCGAGGCGCACGACATGATCGTTGCCCACGGCTTTTGGCAGGGCGTCAATCACTGGCAGGCGATCGGCGAGGCGCTGATCGAGCTATCCAAGAAGCCGCTCCATCGAAACTCACGCGGCGTCGTTCTGAACTGCACATCCGTGAACGATGTCTGGATCCAGCCGAGCGCCGATTATCTCGAAAAGGCATGGCCGATTTTCGAGCAGAAGGAGGCAGCATGAGCCCTCTCCAATACGAAACCATGATGATCGTCCCGCTCGCCAAGCCGTTGCGGCTCCGGCTGTGGGGTCGCGACCTTGTTATGTCGGTGACCGTCTGTTGGGCGGTCAAATATCATCTGAAGGACAGCCCCTTTGAGGCTTGCGATTACAATTTCGCGACCATCGGATTGGACGGTATTGCATGACCGACGACGAAATGATCGACGCAGCAGAGGCAAATATCCGGGCGGATTACCGCGCCGGAAAGATATCGAAAGAGCAGTTCCAGAAGGAGCTGCTGATCGTCGCCAGAGCAAGGCAGCAGGCCCCCGCGCCCGCAGAGAATGTGGTGGGGAGCGAGCCTGTCCAAGATCAGTGGTTTCTGGATCGCAACCTACCGATTATGGCGGTTTCTGGAGATGCGGAAAGCGACTGTGTTCTGAAGCTTCATTTTCGTCGCCCGGTTTCAGACAGTGACCGAAAGGATCTTGTCGAAGCCCTAAATCTTTATCAAGTGTCACTTCACAACGGGACCAATACCAACGCCAACCAGATCCCATACGGCTTCTCCCGCCAAGAGATCGTTGACATGCTGTCGATCGTTGAAGCCGAAGAGCAGACCGTAGACGGCGGCGGAGAATTCGGCCCTCAGGAGAGCACTGCTGGATGGTATGCCCGCCTTCTACGGGAAATCCTGAAAAATGCGAAGGATGGCGACGACGCTCCGAAAGGTGTGTTCGCTGATCTTCGCCGCGATGTCGCCGCTGATATGGCCGTAGCACGCGAGGGCGTCAGGATCAGCCGGGAGCGTCGTAAGGGCTCCAATGACTGGAGCAACGACGATCTGCAGCGTGAAATTAAAACGTTGCAGGCTCATGGCATGGATACATTCGACGCAACCTATCATGCTGTACAGAATATAGCGGCGAAGGAAGGAGAAAGGTGGCGGTTCTGGCGCGAAAAAGTGCGAATTTTGGCTGCTGAGAATATCAGGCTCCGTGCCGCGCTAAGCGAGATTGCCACCACCGAAGAATATCGGGGCCTAACGGCTGAGGAAGCAATGTCGGTCGCTCAGAAGGCTCTCTCTGCGGAGGTGGAGGGATGAACAAGATGCCTCAGCAGCCCGGATACTATTGGGCAAAGTGGAAAATAGCATCAGACGGCACGTTTGAAGGCGACGAACTCACACCGTCGTCGGAATGGGAAATCGTTCAGGTCAACACGAACATCCTTGGCTGGGAGGACGAGACGGACGATGAAAACCCCGAGCGTCTTTCCGTATCCGTGATGGGTGTCCGCGAGGCTCAGTGGCGAGACGGCTTCGTCTGGGGCGGCTTTGTCGCGGCCCTCAAAGCCCCACCGCCCGCAGAGAAAGTGATGGGGGATGGCGAAGCATCGATCATCGAATGCTTGGCCGCTGGCAAGCCGTTCGTCTTTGATCCAGCCACCAATTTTCTGCATGCCGATGACGGCACTGTAGAGGGCGGTATCCGCTATATGCCAGTGCCTGCTCACCATACTGGTAGGCTTTTGCCCTGCCCATTCTGCGGAGGTGAGCCTGAGTTTCAGGAAAGCAATCCCTACGATCAGAGCGACGATGTAGCCTTCACCGTTTTTTGCCGGGAGTGCGGTACCGAGCATCCGTGGAGGAGCACGCCGGAAGACGCTGTTGCCTTCTGGAACCGCCGCGCCGCTCTCTCTGCGGAGGTGGAGGGATGAGCGAGGAACTTTTGCCTTGCCCATTTTGCGCCGGAACTCCCGAACTGCAGGAGAGCAATCCGCACGACCATGGCGAACGGGTAATTTTCGCTGTCTTCTGCTTTGACTGCGGCACCGAACAGCCATGGAAGACAACGGCGGAAGAAGCTGCAATCTCATGGAATACGCGCAACCCCAGCGCCAGTTCGTCAGAAGCTTTGCTGGATGATGTTTGGAATGCCGCCGTCGAACAGTCTGCGGTGATCGCCGATAGCTGCGTTCACCTCACACCAGACCCAGGCGCAGCTATCAGGGTCATGCGGAACGGACGGGCAAGGCTTTACCCAGCTATTCGCTTCGCTCTTACCTCTATGTCGGAACCACAGGAAGCAAGCAAATGATCCACGATGACCCGGAAATCTGGCGTCATGCCAAGGCCGCGCGCATAGCCTTCGTCGAAGGCGGACCGAAAAAGGTAAGACTTGCTGGCTACGAGGCTGATGACGTCTCGCCTTGGGCCAGGCTGGACGCAACCTTGGCTGACGCCATTCGCGCCTATACAGAGCAATCAGCTGGCAAAGAGTGGCCGACGATCCGTCGCATTATGCCCGTCGATATCTACAACACTTTGGCGCGCTACCAGACGTCGAACAGGCTCACCTGGGTTTATGCCGATGACATGGCCCGCGATATTTCCTCGCTTGCGACAGAAGCCGCCACCGGACCTGATCTGGAGGTCGCTGGCAACGAACATATCAAGGGGATGATCGCCCAGCTGCAGGCCGAGCTTGACCGTCGTGGCTCCGCTAAGTCTACTCCACCCGAGGCATTCCGCTCGGATGCCGTTCGCACGCAGCATCCGAGCGAGGACGAAGCCCTACAGCGCGGCGAACTTGAACCGTGCTCGCTGCCTCATGATGGTACGGCAACTGCTGATGCCGAGATATCCGCTAAAGTACCTAAATTTCATGTGGGAGTGATGGGGAGCGAAGCACTTCGCCGAGCTATTGAGATAGCTGAAGATGGCATGTCGCATGTCGGTGTCGCGCTTCAATACAACAACGACGATGCAGCGCGGGAATGGCTCGACAACGCCGATAAGGAAATCGCAGATCTACGCTCCGCTCT